TGGCGTCCCGGCGGCGGCCAGGGTGTCGCGCACGTGGGCGATCAGATGCTCGTCCTTCTCGGATCGGTTCATCGACTCGCCGCAGAATTCACAGGTCCAGACCACATTCGGGCCGCGCTCTGCGATGACGACGGGCGTGGCCTTCATCGCGTCCCGGTACTCCTGCGGCACGAGAGCTGCGTCGATCTCTTGGCCACCTTGGCCGAACCACTTCCCGGTCTGCCAGGTGTACGTCGAGATGCCCTGATCCGTTCTGGCCGAGAACGTCCGTGTTGGATTGATCCGGACGCACTCCATCTTCGCCGTCGCCCGGTCCAGTTCGAGCACGTGGACAGGTTCCAGACGCGCCATCAGAAGCCCTCCACATCCAGGACGAGTGTCTGCGCCGTCGCGAAGGTCACGGTATTGGCGAGTTCACTATCGGGTGCCCCGGCCGTGTTGTTCCCGAGCGCGACCAGTGTCGGCGTCTGGATATTGCCATTCCAGATCCAACGCGGATTGTTGTTGCCGGCGACAGGTGTCACGCCGATGACGCAGAGCCATTGCAGCCGGACTCGACACCCGAGCTTCCCGAGATCGAGGCCGATGCCGCCCGTGACATACGCGTTGTTCGTGCCGGCGTTCGCGCCTGTCGGGAAACTCACGGTGACCCGCCGCCGGGTCCGGCCCGGCGCATCGATCACCCGTTCCGCCACGGCGGCGGTAACTTCATTCGTCGTGATCGCAGCCATCGACCCCTCCGATCAGGTGGTGCTCACGGCATCCGCCGTGCGGCTGCCTGCCGGATAGAGCTTGGCGTAGAGTTCGCCCGTGCCCGTGGCGACGGCGCCTGTGATCGAGAGTCGGAGCACCATCCCCTTGTCGAGATGGATCTTGACGGACTTCCGCAGACAGGCCCCGGCCGCTAAGATCGCCGCTGGTCCGGTCACCGTCGCGGCGACGGTATAGGTCCCAGCGATCGCCGGCGCCGTCGCGACCGTGAAGACGAGCGCGGTCGCTGCCGTCGCCGTGCCGATGATGCAGCCGACTTCGACGACATCGGCGCCTTCCGTGGCAAGGAAGAATCCCTTGTCGCCTGCCGGGGTCAACGCTGCCGCGAGCCCGGCGTCCGTCGTGCCCTCATTGGACGGGATGGTCCACGTGTACGTCCCTGCATCCATTGCCATCGGACTGTCCCTCCTCCTATGCCGCCAGCACGCTAGCTAGTGTCAAGGATTTACAAAATTCGAGCCTGTAAATCTGATGATACGCGCTTCTCTCGGATTCGCCGTGGCGTGGAATAAACCGAAGCCGAGTTGCCCATACCAGGCACAACCCAAGTTCCGTCCGTAGTCGTCGGCGATCTTCAAGCGCAACTCCGGCGTCTGCGCCTCGGCGAAGGCGACGGCTTCGTCCCCGAAGATGAATCCCTGGCCGACGTTCGTGCTGCCGCCGGCAGTCGTCACCTGGAGCACGGTGTCGTGGTTCGTCTCGATGATCCGGATGTTCTCCACCATCCCAATCTCGCCACGCTGGATCTTCTCGGGGTTGCCGAGCACGTACCACTCCTTCCAGAGGGGATCGATGCGGATGGACCGCGTGCCGGCCCAGTTGAAGATCCCGATGTAGGCATCGCCCTCGCCGAAGAACGGCATCTTGAGCGTGCCATAGCCGTAGTCCCGTGCGAGCTGCAGATGGGCGATGCCCACAGCCGCGCTCGCCGCGACAGATGGCGTCCCGGTGGTATCGATCGTGACGCCACTCGCCGAGGTCGGCGTGAAGGTAATGAAGCCCTTCTTGAACGCATCGCCGGCCGAGACGTCGAGCGTCAGCTTCATGATCTCCCGGAGGCGCTTCTTCACGAACGCCGGCAGATCGTACTTCGCCCAGTCATCATAGACATTGCTCCACGTGACCCCCTCGCCGAATTCCTGGATCAGGAACGACGTGCCGGAGAGCCCGACTGCCGTCTCGGGAATCCGGATGTTCTCCTGGAGGATCCCCTTCGAGGCCGGTTCCGGGGGACCCGTCATCGTGAACAAATTGACGGTATCCCCCTTCTTCTTGCCAAACCCATCGACGGGTTCGACCCACTGGATCACCTCGGCCTTCTCGAAACTGGCCTCGTAGAGTTCTTCACTCAGGAAGTTGTTTCGAAACGGGCCGCTTGGCGTGTCTTGTGTCCAAGTCTGCATGCCCCTCTCCCTTCAGCGGTCCCCGCTAGGCCGCGTGTGTCCCTTCCAAGAACGCGCTGTGATGCGCTAGGATGAGGTCCGTGAGCCTCTTCCCCGTCCGCTGGACCGGCGCGGCCTCCGCGCCCCCCGCCCGGCGGCCCGACGACAGGAGCCGCGGGGGAGTCGTCTGCTGCGCGGGCGCGGCGGAGCTCAGTGGCTCGCCGCCCCGGATGCGCGCGATCTCCTGCTCGGCCATGGAGCCGATCTGATCGAAGGCCACGTTCAGCGGGAGATGCTGCAGCGGCACGTATTGCTCGTTGTAGATCGCCTGGACCAGCCGGCGATGATCACCAAGGTCCCGGCGCTCCAGCATCGCCTCCATCTCGGCGTCGTGGATCTGCTGCGCCTGCGCCTGCACGTCGCGGCGCTTGAGTTCGTGATCGACGGCCGCAATGGCGCCCTGCAGCAGCCCCGCCTGTTCGCCTTGCGCCCGCCGAATCCGGGCTTCCAGATTGGCGGCGAAGTTGTCGGCCCATGCGGTCTTGTTGGAGAACAGCAGATCAGGATCGGGGACATCGAGGATCGGCTCCGCCATCGGCTGGGGCGGTGGCATGTTCCACTGCGGGGTGCCGATCGTCGAAAGGATCTGCCGGCGTTGCTCGTCCAGCGAACTGCCGTAGGATGTGGCGAGATCCTGAAAGGCTTGCCGGACGGTGGCGGCATCCTCGGGGGCCAGTTCGACGGTGCGGCCCCCGAGCTGCACGGCTTCACGATGGGATGCGGACGCGGGTGCGGAATCGGGGACGAGCTGCGGGGCGGTCATTGCGTGGTCTCCTGGTGCCGAGTGGCGGCGCGGGCTTCCGCCCGCTCGCCAGCCGTCACCCGTTGCGAGAGGCGCTGCACGATCCGCCGGTACGCGGCGATCTCATGACACATCGCCAGCGCGATCTCGGGGATCAGCGCACCATTGGCGATGTCCCGATCGAGCCGCTTCAAGCTTTCTTCGACCAACGCCTCGCAGAAGGTTTCGAGGGCGGCCAGGAGCGGCCGGGCGGCGTTGCCGCTGGAGATGAGCGTGGCGAGTTTCGGGTCGAAATCGACTGCCATCAGCCGACCTCGATCAACTGCTGGGCGTGCCGGTCGTAGGTCACATCGACCTGAATCTCGCCATTGAGGCGCATCCGATCGATCTCCCGGGCGAGCCGGACTTGCTGGTTGCACGCGCCTTCGAGCAGCTGGAGCATCGGCCGGAACCGGTCGGGGACGTCGGGCCGGAGCAGCAGCGCGCTGGCATTGCGCGCCCAGCGCATCGCCCCGTCCTCCAGGCGTTCCGTGTCGTCGGTCATCGTCCCTTGAATGTCCCAGGTCGGATTGCCGCGAAGTCGCCGCGCGGCCGACACCAGCGCGTGATGGAGACCGATGAGCGTGTCCCGGTAGAGCAAGATCCAGCCATGATCATGGGGCAGATCGTCCACGTGGTAGAGCAACCACTGGACCCACTGCCGCGCCTTCGGGAGTGAGTAGCCCCTGATCCGGCGATCACTCCCCACCCCCGCCGCCTCCATCCTTCGCCTTCCCGAATGGGTACGGAACCGGAACGTTCTTCCAGCGTGCCTTGACGGCTTCGGCCATGCCGCCGGGGGGCAGATAGGGCTGCCCGCTCGGCCGGTTCGGGGCATCGGCATCTGCCGGGTCGGTGGGCTCGTAGCCATCACGCCAGTCAGCCATCAGCGCACCGCCTTTTTTTGTTTGTCCTCGATCAGCGAGGAGATGGTCCGTTTGCCTTCGGGCCGGACCGCAACGCCCCGGAGGTCCAGCTCCAAGTCCGCGTGGCCGTCGCGCAACGTGACCTGTTGCACGTCGCCGTCGAGC